GTCTCACGTGCATGAGCAGGACGCTTACCGCGTACAACTTCAACAACACCGAATACAAAACGCTCGGCACCTTGCTCACGCAAAGCACGTGACAAACCCCAATTCTTGTTCTCGGACAAAGCACGTTGCATGTGCTTTTGCATGCGGCGATATAATGTACGGCGCACATTGCCTTTGAATGAAAGTGCAGTCAGACCAATGTAGTACTCAAGTGTTACAACATCTTGAATGTAGTAGATCACTTGATTGCGGTCTGTTCTGCGTTTGCGGTTGATTTTTGAGTTCATGTGTGTATTATATACCCAAAACGATTTATTGTCAAGCGACCCTGTAAATGATTCCCTGAGCGGTTGTTACTTTAGTAATACCTTCTGCGGCCCAGTCTTGTTCAAAAGACCTGAGATTTTTGCGATCTTTAATGATACCTTTGATAACTTTCACACGAATCCATTTGATACAATTTGTCACTTTGACTTCTTCACATGAGTACAAAAGTTCTAGTGCCAGTTTCATTCGTTCTGCTTTGAGTTTTTGAAAATCGCTAAAGCGACTGGCATTAACTGCACTTTTGAAACTAGCATCACGTGCGGCAAAAAATGCATACTTGCCAGCGCTTTTGTAATCAGTATCTTTTGCAAACATAACAGCTCCTGTAATCAATCAATACAAGTATTATATACCCAATCTGATTTATTGTCAAGATTGGGTATATAACTTTTAGTCTACTTTTGCAAATCCCATGAACATTTCAATGTCATACCAAGCGACTGCTTTAGTATTCATTTCGTAGACAAGCACAGGGTATGCTTCTGTATTAACTTTATCAAAAGTGACAAGTTTCTCAAATTGAGATTGAGATTGATCTTCGTCAGACTGGTCCTCAAAAGTGATGTACGCTTTGTTAGTGTTCACAAACATATCAATATCGTAAGACATAATTGGCCCTTTCAAGTGAATAAGATGCTATTGTATAGCCAAAATGATTTATTGTCAAATGGCTAAGTTAGTCAGTACCAACTAGGGATAATTTCGTTAGTCATGTGTCAGAGTGCGTGGCCGAAAAAAGAATTGGTCCTGACGAACCTATACGAAAAATGAATACTATAGTTTTTAAAAAAGGTATTACTAGAGTATTACTTTTCTAACACATTGTTTACTTAATGTTTAGATTTATGATAAATAATGGATGGAACAGTTAATAGTAAACTCCAATAAAGGCTTGTTAACAGTAAAGTGGACCAATAAAGAATCACTGATCCGGTATGTTACTCCTCAACGTGGTTGCTACAATGCTGACCTATCCAATATAGACTGGGAGTCAAACAATAAATTTGTTCCAGTACACGACTTACATTTTCATATCAAGTATCAAGAATTATGGAACCAACGAGAAGCATTAGCTTTTTTTGATATTCCAAACAATTCAAAAATTATCGATATTGGTAGTGGATGTTCTATTATCGATTTGTTGCTATACTCGTATGTGCCAAACTCTACATTTTATCTGGTAGATAAAGAAGGGGAATGGCCTTCAAAACTACATCCTGCAACAGTATCTTTTACAGAATCTCACCCATTCTATCATTCTTGGGATGTAGTAACTGATGCAATTAATACATCAGGATTTGATAAAAATAGATTTCATTTTTTAAATCCAGCAAGTAATTTGCCAGAAGATGTAGATTTGATAATGTCTTCGGCATCTTGGTGCTGGCATTATTCTAAAGATCAATACTGGAATAGAGTACTGCAATCTCTTAGAATTGGCGGTAAACTTTTGTTAGATGTGCGAGTGTTAGCTGATAGAGATATCATAAATGAAATTAGTGATGATTTAAACAGTCATCCTACAATGTTTGAACTTAGACAACTCCCTGACTATTTAGACGTAGCACCAGATCCGACTACAGGTATTCTTGGTTATCGGTGTCTCTGGACAAAAAGTATCTAGATAAATATTACTGAAATTAAAAAAGGTTAACGATGGAAAAATTTGATCCCTCATTATTAAGATTACAAGACAGCAGTTATGCAGGCCACTTTGAAAGAACAGGTTGGGATGACATATTTGAACAAATGAATAATACCACCGAACCTCTTACGGTATTCAAAAATACCCCAGGGTTTGAACACCAGTGGGCTAGTGATCCGTTGTATGAAGAAACATATTCGTTGTGGATGAAAAATAATTTTAATATTGATAGTATTAAATGGCGTAGTTATTATCCGAAAGTACACTTTGACGGATCATTGGTTGATGATATTGCATCTCATTTGGGTTTAAATAGTATCCATAGCTTTTGGATCAGCCGACTTGATTCGGGATTTTTTGCTCCTCTGCACTGTGATCCTTTTGTTGCTAACATACATGATCCAGAAAAAGGTGAGCTTAAACGTTATGCTGTGTTTATAACTCCGTCAGAATTGGGTCATATCTTTATATTAGGTAGAGATCATTTATATAATTTGCCTGTTGGAACAATCATTAAATGGAATAACCCGGTTAACGAGTTACATATTGGTATTAACGGAAGTATGAAAGTCAAATATATGATTAATGTGTTGGGCTATTAAATAGCCATATCATACATGACCAGCTGTAGAGTGTATCTGGGTTTAAAACTGACATTTGCAACACCGTGAAGTGTCTCTGGACTGCTCCACTCAAAAATATCGCCTTTTTTATAATTTGCACTCATTTTATCTTCGTATATGAAGGCATGCCCAACTTCATAGTCTTGTAGAAACATTGTGTATCTTTTAGGATTTATCAATTTTTTTATACTGCCTACATTTATAAATTCTGGATCGTCATGTTCTACTCCTAATAACACAGCATCGTAATGCGTAAATTGATATTCGCCGGGATTTAATTTAGAAAACCACCAAACAATAAACGATTGTGGTGGTATAAGATTAGGTAAGGTAAAATTAAAATTTTCCATACAATCAGTTCGACTATAAAAAACATGGAAAAAATTATTTGGTATCGTGCCTTTAAAATATTCTTCGCCAGATAATCTAATTTTATCTAATAACGGATGACCGTGAAACCTATTAGGATTCCATACCGGAAGTTTACTGCCGGCATTATTTTCTAATAATGACATTATCTCTTCGGTTATCCAGCTGGATTCGTTTCCTATATATTTCATTTTAATATTTATTCTGTATGATTGCGCTTTGATAGGATCTCTAAAGCCTGTTGTAGTACTTTTGACTGACGACTGTAGGCATCATGTTCCCAAGGAAGATTTATGTATTCTTCATAGGTCATGTCATCCGGCAATTTGTTTGTGATAAAGATACCATGCCAATAACATTTACCGTCTCTTGTAATCTTCAATGTACGCTTGTGTTTTTGATGTACATGAATCAATTCATGTGCTAGAATCTTTGGTATTGTGTCGAAAGGTAGATCGTAATTTATCCCTATACGGTTGATACGATACATATCAATGCCGCCATAGACATTTTCTCCTAAGTCATACAAACAGACTTCTAATATTTCTGGTAACTCAATGATAGTGGATATAGCCTTAGCAAACGCATCTATGACAGATTCGTGTTTGTAGCTATGCTGATTGTTTTGATAGAAATATCTAATATCCACAATTTATTTAGTAGGTTCGATGTTTTCTTGATTTGGTTTGGTGTATTCGTAATTGATGGTGTCTAAGTTTTCACGGAATACGATTGCCCCGTTACGCAAATGAAATCGTCTTGCCATTTCTGTCTTAGGACTTAATGTTACAAATCTAGTCACACTAGGATAATCACGCTGGATACCCTTTACTGCTTCAATTAACAATTGTTGACCTTTACCATTCTTGTAACTCCAAATAGTATAGAATACTGCGGTTGTAGGTACAATTGCGGTAGTCTTTAAATCATTGGTGTTTTCTGGTACAAAGTCATGGAAGCTAACGCAAACCATTGCATCTGGTTTTTCTTCATTAACCAAGGCAGCTACCATTCTTCCATCACTTACTCTAAAATCTGTAGGTATTTCAGGTCGTACCGGGTCATCTTTAATGAATTCTAGTAGTTTGTCTGTGAGGTCTTTGATGAAGTGCAACATAATATGTGTATTTATACGATGTGTATAAAATACATATATTATGCACTATAAATCTTAGCCAATGATTTGTTCTTTAACAGACTTTTTACGCTTTTTGGATTCTACTGGAGAAAAAGTTCGTTGTGATTGGGCCGCTGATTGTACTATGTCAAACTCGCTTACTGCTCTGGTTAAGGTTATTATATCTCCAATAGTGCTGTAGTTCATAGGACTCAATCCAGTTGGTTCTACAAAACCAGAATGAAACATGTTCAATTCTTTTGAATATTCGTTCATCTTAGCAACGAATCCTGCCCTACCATTAGGGTAGTTTTCTGCTAGAGTAATTGCGGCTATGTTGTCACTACTAATCAATGACAAGTTAATCAGTTCTAATCTAGTAAGAATCATTCCTTTACTCAGTTTGGTATTAGGTGTCTTGTTACTTCGAACCGTTAGTTTTTCTGTTAAGTCTTGATCCGATTTCAATACTGTGTATACTGTCATTAATTTGCTTATGCTAGCAATACTGACTTCATCACAGTCCAAAGACCCATTTAACACTGTATCATTGGTTATGTTATACAATACCGTGTTGGGATAGGCAAAGCCAATCAATGGGAAAAATAATAATATTACAAGTATTTTACGCATAGAATATTTATTATATAAAAAATACATTAAAATAGCAATACAATAGGACATAATAAATATGGAAATGACATTACTTGAACTTGACCAGAAGGCTAAGTACCACTATAGTAGACTAGAATTGCAAGAAGCAATGATGTGTTATGCACAAGCATTTACTGAGTACCCTAATTTAGGACTAGCATATAATAATTACGGCAACATCATGCGTGAAATGGGGTACCCTGAACGTGCGTATAGATTCTTAGAAACTGCTATTGATATCAGTGATGAAGATAGGGTAGCACCATTCAATCTAGCGGTAGCATACCTGATTGCAGGTGATCTTAAAAAAGGATGGGAGCAGTTTGAAACTAGATGGCGTTTTAAAAATCACGAACATACATTAAATTGGACTACTCAACCAAGATGGGAAGGTCAGGACCTTACAGATAAAATATTGTTAGTAACCTGTGAAGAAGGTGATGGAGATAATATACAGTTCATTAGATTTGTCCATCAACTTAACGGGACAATAATAATTCAAACTGAGCCTCAACTTAAAAAACTTTTTAAAGAATCATTTAAACATCTAGTAATAGACAATACTGAACCTATTCCACATTTTGATTACTGGGTGCCCATACTGAGTTTACCTAGGATTCTAAATGTAACTTATGACAACCTGATATCAAAGACCCCATATCTCAAACCAAACAAGAAATCAAGTAATGAATGGAAGAAAAGAATGGGTAGTGGTAAAATACGGGTAGGTGTAAGTTGGAGGGGGAGAACTAAGAACTATCCATTTGAATATCTTTTTAAATTGATGCAAGAGAATAGTAATTATGAATGGATCAACTTACAAGCATTGTGTACCGTTGATGAAATCAACCAACTGCAAAGCATAGGGGTAAAAGATTATTTTAGCAACATTACTAATTGGCATGACACTGCTGGATTAATTAGTAATTTAGATTTTGTGATTACGATTGATACAGGGTTAGCACATTTAGTTGGTGCTTTAAATAAGCCATGCTTGTTACTATTAGATAGATACAAAACATGCTGGAGATGGTTATTAAATCGCAATGATAGTCCTTGGTATCCATCATTAACTCTAATTAGGCAAACACAAATACATGGGTATGATGAACAACTAACAAATGTTCAAAATCATATAGCCAAAAAAATAGGGGCCGAAGCCCCCATAAGTTCTACATAGTAGGTCCGTTGCCAGATTTAAATCCTACTTCACCGCCCTCGTCTTTGATTCGCTTGTATACATCTTCTAATGAGATAGGACGAAAATCAGTTTGTTCTACGCACACGCAATGATATCTTGGATCAATTTCATCGCTGTACAAGATAGTACCAGTTTTAACATCATATCCACAAGGCTTTTTAACACGGTTAGTGTGCAAATGA